CCGAAGCCGCCGTTAGCGAAGTCGCCTCCAGCTACTTGACCGACGAAGTATGTATCGTCAGACCAGATCTTCGAGCGAGCTGCAGTAGCTCCTTTAGCTGCGCTATTATAGCGAGTAGGAGTAATGATGATTTCATTAACACCTAGAGCGTCGAGGATAACTTGGCGGTTAGTGTATTGACCAGCTCCGTTAAAGATTCCGCGAACGTCGTCTGTGTTAATCATCTCGTTAAAGAGAGAAGTCTCGATGATAAGAGCGAGGCCGTCGTAGAAGCCATTTCCGTTAAGACGCTCTACGGCGCCTTGGATGTCTTGGATTGGCTTTGCAGTCGCTGCGCTACTCATTACAGCTGTTGCTGAAGTAGAAGTAAAGCCTGCCGCTGCCATTGCTGCAGCTGCACGAAGCTCGTGACCGACCATAAGATCGCGCTGTAGCTTCTGAGCGATAGCTCCTTTAGCGTCGCTGATTCCGTCGTCGTTAGCTTGTGTCTCGTCTTCGTCTGGAAGGACGCCTTCGAGTGCATACTGCTTACAGGAGAAGTCCTGTTGGCCGTAAGCGAAGTCGCGACGAGCGAAGAGAGAACCAGAAGCGCGCTCTTTAGAAGCGTTAATATCGAACTGGTCTTCGCCGAATGTTGGATATTGACCATTCTTAGTAGCGACATCTCGAACAGGAAGGACGCGTGTGCCAACGAATTGGTTCGCTCCGACCTTATTAAGGGCCTCCGAAAGAATAGGATTAAAAGTTGCTGATGTATATAAGCTCATTTATAAAATAAAGTTTAAGGTTATTATTTAGCTGTGAGCACTTCGATTACATCGCCATCTGCCGCTGCAGCACTAAGTGCTACTCCGATCTTCTCGGTACCAGATGTGTCTGTAAGCTTGCCGCCAGTTGTGTTGTAGACGAGATCGCCGATAGCGATTGCCCCAGAAGCAGTGGCAAACGAAGTGCCTCCGCCGTGAAGTAGAGAAACAGTAGTAGCTTCGGAAGCTGCTGCTGCAGTAGTTGTGAAACCTACGACTGGATCTGCGCTAGAATCGGAAGCGGTTAGCGTTCCGTCTGCAGCGACTTTGACCAAGATGTAAGCTCCTAGTGCGCCCGAGCCATTTGTAAATGTGCGGGTTGCGTTGGATACTGTGGTTGCTGACATAATATTTAATTAGTTAGTTATAGTTTAAAGATTTCAGGGCGTTCTTTTCCTAGACGGAGAGTAGCCGCGAATTCAGAGATTCCGTTTTCTTTAGCGAATTCAGAAATAATATTTGCACGATTTGCTTTGCTAGGTTCGTAGTCATCGGAAGTAGATACTTCTACTAGCTCCGATCCTTCGATTAGCTTTTCTAGTTTAACGACTTTAGAGGAAAGCTCTGCGGACTCCGCTTTAATCTTCTCCTCTTCTTCTTCGCTAGCTTCTAGCTCTTCGTCTTTCTTAGCGAGATCATCGTCCTTCTCAGAGATAGCTTCTTCCTTAGAATTTAGCTCCTCTTCCTTCTCAGCGAGTTTCGCTTTAAGATCCTCGATCTCTTCTAGCTTCTCTGCGAGATCAGCTTTAAGAGCATCGAGTTCCGATTCTTTATCTTCGAAAGAAGACTTAGCTCCTTCGAGTTCCGCTTCAGCGTCGAGCTTATCGACGGAAGCTTGGTTAGCCTGCTCCTGTAGAGAAACTTTCTCTTCTTCGAGCGACTCCGTTAGTTCTATGAGTTCTGCTTTAGTCATCTTACGAGTATTATGGTTGTCAATTTTAGAGAATAAGCCTCGCTCGTTTGCTGCAGGGCTATCCACGAAGTCTGCGCTAGAAACCTCTTCGACCCTAATAGAAGGGTAATCGAATAAGGCGTCCTCTGGTCTATCGTCGGAAGAAACATCTCCTTCCGCTGTAGACCACGCGCTGTTAGCCGAGAAAACGATAGATAGTCCGAATCGCTCGGGCATCTTATCCGCTATCTCGAAGAGTCTATTATATTTTCGAGAGTCGTCCTCTCGAAAGGAATCGAACGCCTGAAAGTCTCCTAAGAGTCTATCGCCTTCGATTCTAAAGTTATCGAACATCCCTATCTCGCGAGTAAGTCGATCTTCGAAGATCGCTCCTCTATGCGTAATATAAGCAGGAAGTCTAGTTCCGTCTAGTTCGTCCTCGATAGTTTCTAGAGACTTACTATCGACGTATAGTCCGTGCCCTAGAGCTGGACCGACAGAGATTAAAGAGACGGAAGTCATAGTTCCGCTATCTTGGTCTACTTGCGTCTCGCTTATTCCAGAGACGCCAAATGCAAATTTTTTCGACATACTATTAGTCTTAGACTTGTCAATTTGCGCGAGCTTTCGAATCGCCCACTCTATTCCAGAAGCTCCACCCCAGGCGTCCCACATTAAGCCTCCGCATCCTTCGTCGTAAGGAACGTCTTTATGTTGCTGGTGTCTTTTAAAGGAAGCCATTCGAGCGATCGTAGATCTACTTATCTTCTCCTTACTAGCTAACTGGTTAGCTCGCTTCCATCCGACTGGGGTTCCGCATTTGTTATTAGGATTCTCGTCTCGATACTTTAAAGCTCTCTTAGCGTTATTAGTAGCGGACTCTGGATAATCGTTATAAGTCTCCTGCATAGCTATTCCGCTTTCTTTCCACTTAGCGCACCAATACTGAGGACGAACAGGAGCTTCGAACTTATCGCAGTAGTAGCGATGATCCTCCGTCTCCTCTAAAAATTCGCAGTTAATACACGCCTGCCCTTTAGTCTCTCCGTCCTTCCGACTCTTCCGATACTTCTCTGGAAGTTCCGAAGGAATAGACTCTCCGTCTGGATAGCTACGCAGGCTCTCCGCTTTCTTCTTTTGGCCTGCCATAGGATGAGACTTAGGAAGTAAGTCCGTATCGTGCTTCCCTCCTCGATATTTAAGATTCCTTAGAGCGTGGAGGAAGGAGTTTACTCTAGCGTGTGCCCACTGCTCAGGACTCTTAACAGTAGGACGGACGCTAGAAGGATTACTCTTATAAGCCCCTACTCCTCGATTAAAGACGATTTTAAGCTTCCTTAGAGTAGTCTGCTTCTTCGAATCCGATCCGACTTTCTCCTTATGATCCTTTAGCTTCGTCTCTAGCGACTTCTCTATAGTCTTAGATACTTCGTCGCTATTCGTCTCTAAAGTCGATTCTAGCCCGCCTAGAGGCTCACTAACAGCTATTCTCGTCTTAGACTTCATTCTCTTCGGGCTTCGGAATTACGTTAGTCTCCGCAATCTTCTTGGCCTCTATTTCGGATAGTCCGAATACAGAGATTAAGATGTTAATAACTTGGCTAGAAGAGATAAGTCCTTCTCCTAGGCCTCTAATAAGTTCCGCTATAGCAGTTACGCCTCCGACTCCGATCTTAGTAATAAGAGGCTCGCTGACTACTTCGTCCTTATCCTCCGCTTCCTCTCTCTGAGCCTTGAACTGCTCCTGAGTAGTTAGATCGGAGAAGTTCGCGCTCGCGCTAGTATTATAGAAGTTTACTAGATCGTACCAAGATCCTAGATTAAAGTCCTTCGCTATCTTCTTAGCTTGGCTTATGTTCTGAGCCTTCCGAATCATAACGTCCTCCGCTGTATATCCGAACGGAGCTGTTATATCGTCTAGCGACATTGCGCCGGCTCTAAAGTAATCCATATCCGCTTTAACTTGCGCGGCCCTGTTTATCCATCGGAAAGCAGGACGCTGCCAGCGGACTCCGAAAGGATTACTCGCGTTAGAGACATCGAACTTATCAGTAGCGATTTGCTGCGATAACCAACGACGATAGAGTCGAGACATTACTCGAATAAGATCCGTCTGATAGTTCTCTACTGTTTGCTGATATTGTAAAACGACGCCTTGAGAAGCGGAGAAAGAACTTCCTCCGATCTCCATAAGAAGGAACTCTAGCGGAATGCCTACCGCGCTTCCTACTTTTCTAAGTAAATAACTTACCCACTGGATACCATCTACGTTCGGTCTTCCGTTCGATCCGATAACGCTTATGTCTTCCCCAGGTTCTAGATAGTGAAATCTTCCAGGCTGGAACTCTTCGAGATTGCCTAGAGCGTCCTGCTCGCTTCCGTCTAGTCGATTCTGTAGTTCGAACTCGTAGGAGTTCTCGCGCTTAACAGCAACCGCTAGAGACGCGCTAACTTTAGCTGCCATCATCTCGACTCGATCGTATTCGTCGCAGTCCTGTAGGGTATTGATTACAGGAGCTAGTTCTGGGATTCCTCGATATTGATTAGGACGGATTCTTTTTAGAAAAGGAATAAAGTCTCGCGCTGGGATTAGCTTCGTATCTTTAAGAGTTCCAGATACTCGATTGCCTACAGCGTAAGCGACGGGCTTACCCATCTTATCTATCTCTACTCCGTTCTGAAAACTAGAGTCCTCGTCGGAAGTAGTTTCTCCGTTAGGATTTCCGATTCTAGATCCGTCTATAAATTGTAGCTGGTCCTTTCCTACGATTATTCCGCAGTCTCCGTAATAAAGGAGCGAGTCGATCATCTGGTGTTGTAGCTCTCGCATATCGAGCATACCAGTTACTTCAGGACTCTCAGAAAACTTATTCCACGCTTCTATAATCTTAGCATCCGTATCCGCGTCTCCAGTAGTCGGCTGAGGTATAATTCCTCGTCCTACGATATCCGCTTTCCGAAGTCTCGATAGAGACGCGACGACTGGATTATTACGACGGAACTCTAAGCAAGTAGAGACTAGCTGATTACGATCGTAGTTAGATAACTCGATCTCTTCGGATCGGATCGGATTCGTTCCGCGACGAGCGCGATAACGAGTATTCTTTACAGCATCGTATCCTCTAAAAGCTTTTAAAAATTGCTTCGTAGCGAATCCTATGCGCGTGGGTTTTTTATTATTTTTAGCCATTATAGTTTTCTAAAGTAATACGATTCCGTCCTCGTCCGCCTAGCGTCCGATCCTTTAGAGCTATAAGCTTATCTAGTCGCTCTACTTGCGTAAGGAGATCTCCTACGTCCGCTAGAGAGAACGTCTGATCTCCTATACTATAGGACGTAATTCCATCCTCTGCTAGTTTACTAAGAGCGAGAAGGAGCTTATCTCTTATAACGATAAGCTGAGCTGTAGAAGTAGTGGCGGCCATTCGTATTCCGTCTCGATGTCAATATACACGAAAAAGCTCCTCTCGAATACGACGACGAGAGGAGCTTCCGTTACTATATCCTATTTTCCTACGACTTCGAGAGACTTGGTCTCTTAAAGAAAGCGAAAGTCTTATCGTCTCTAGAGATCGATATAGTAGCTTTAATAGATACGAAATCTCCTTTGTCAAACTTGTCTAATTTAGAAGGAACTGTTCCCCAGCATTTGCGTCCGTCGCTAAGTTTAAGGAGCATCTTCTCCGATACTCCGTAGTCGCTCTCGACGACTTTAGTAGAGAGGATCTCTCCTTCGATCTCCTGACGTCCTTCGACGGTCCAGTTAGGAGTAGACTCGCTCTCCTTATCTTGCTCGATCTTACGAGCTAACATATTACGGAGAGCGTCGATAGTCTTAGGAGACTTAACGATCCAACCTCTAGAGAGTTCCTCGCGAGAGCGAAGTATTAGATCGCTCGCGTCGAGACGAATAGAGTAGTCGCGATTAGGAACTAATAGGAGCGTGTTAGCTACTTTATCTACGAAGCTCCAGTCGTCGTTAGATTTACTATTAGACTTAACGTAAGCTCGACTAAGGATAGGAAGAAGAGCTGTTCCTAGCTCCTCTAGAGCGTCGAGTTCCTCGCGAAAGTTATCTAGACGCTCCTTATTCTCGCGCTCGATCTTTAGATTCTTACGAGCTAGATTAGCTTCCTTACGTTTCGCGTAACGAGCGTAAGCGTCCTTAGAGTATCCTTTAGCTCTAGTGTCGCGTCCGTGTCCGCTTCCGTCGCATCCGTAGCAAGTTCCTGTCGTCTGGATTCCGTGCCAAGATCCGCGCCATAGACCAGATCCTCCGCAGCGAGAGCAAGTAGTCGCTTCTGTCCACGTTACTATTCCTGTCGGAGAAGTAACGAAGGAGATCGCATCTTTAGCAGGAGTAATCTCGAATCCGTCGATATCGAATAGAGTATCGATATCCGTATTAGCGAGGAAGGATTCGCGAGGAGTTTTAATTTTAATATTATCAGTAATCATTGGTCGTATTTTATATAGGTTAAAAAATCTCCCCGCTCCGAAGAGCGAGGAGGATTAGGATTATTTTTTGTGACGTTTGAGGATCTTAGATATAAACTTTGTAGACTCCTCTAAATTAGGAACGTAAACCGATTGTAAGCGTCCGAAATTCTCTCCGTCGCGTGTCTTGCTAGGCATAACGTCGTAGATGATTCCGTCAGTAGGAATGAAGTCGAGTTCTAGGCAAGAATAGCATCCTTGAGTCTCTTCTTCGGTAAGCTCGCGAACTTCTACTTTATTGATTTGAAATCGAAGTCCTGTTTCGCGTCCTTTAGAATCCTTAACGCCAAAATCAATAGATTTTAGATCAAAGATCTTGCTAGAGGTTGTATTGTATTTTTTCATTTGTCGTATTTTTTAGGTTATAGTTCGAGTCGAGTAGCGCCTCGATATTCCTATATTCGGATGTAAGCCCCCCTCCGTCAAGGCTAATTCCCACGTTATTCTCCGATTACTATCCCCAGAAACCAGTCGCGCTTCTAGTTCTAGAAGAAGGATTTATCTTCGGTCTACGCGCTTCCGCGTCCGATATAGCGGTATCTCTATCCACTCTAGCGATTCCGATAAACTTCGAAAGGGCGCGAGCGAGGATCTCGCAGTCCCACAAGTGGTCTCCTTTACTCCGCTTTAGCTTCTTAACTACTTTAATATGTCCGCTCCGATCCGTCTCCTTGGTCCAGTAAGTCGAGAAGAGCTGATCGTAGTAGACCGACGGAGTATCCGTAAAAGTATAGAAGCCCGAGATTTGTCTCGATCGTAAGCGAGCGAGATCTTCTTCGTAGATCTTCTTATTAACGTGAAGATAGCGGATCTTAGATCGTCCTGCTCGTCCTTTCGCATCTCCTGTAAAAGGATCTTTCATCTGTAGCCGATAGGGTTGCTCTCCTTGCAAGTTAGCCCAGCCTCTCGATCCGAACCATTTGGAGCGACGACGGAATACTTCTTCGTAGACTTCGGAAGTTCTATCGCCGGCGCAGTCGATTATAGCGGAATGACATTTGTGCTGATCGTAGATAATATCTAATTCGGAGAACGAAGCAACCTGTCCGAAGTCTACGAGATAGCTATTCCCATCTCGATCGAATCCTCGAACGATATACCAATAAGAGTCCGTCTGCGTATCGACTCCCATTACTCGAAACTCTCCGCGAAGATCTCCGCGCTCGTAATCGAGTTCGAGTTCGTTCGCGTCCGCTTGGTCTTGGTTCGCCCAGTCCTCTCGCCAAGGCTCCGCTAAGTTACCCTGCACAAACTTCCTTAGTCCGTGCGACGATTTACTTACTTGTAACCAATTAACCATTAAAGCTCCGAAAGTTATCGCCGGCGCGTAGAGAGAGTTAAGATGATAACTTCTATGTCCGATAGGAGCGTTAGGATTCGTCGCTTTCCACTCTCCGCTCTTAACCATAGTCGGCTTATGCGCGTCGAGGATCTCTCCGTCGCAGCTTGGGCACTGATATCGAGCGGAAGCGTAGATCTTCTGGAAGTCGTAACTTCCGTCTTCGAGTTTAGCGTCCTCGTCGAAAGCTATCGAGTAGCGTAAGTTTCCGTCCTTATCTTTCTGTCGCCAAGTAAACTCGATAGAATCTCCGCAATGTGGGCAGGGCACGAAATACTTCCTCTGATCTCCGTAGAGATACTCTTCCCAGATTCCTCCTGTCTCGTCCTTCGGAGTGCTTGTCTGGATAATCTTATACTCGCGTCGTCCTTTAATCCGCTCTAGCGCAGCGAGACGGATATCTGGATCGATCTCGTCGATCTCGTCGAGAACTAGATAAGCAACAGGAGCGGACTTTACGTTATTCTCCGATCCTGCGCCCGCGAACGTAAGCGTGCAGGATAAGAACTCCTGGCGCATATTAGTAATCTTATCGGAGTCTACTCTCCCAGATGCCGCGCTTATCGGACACTGCTCTTTCAAGGGCTTACAGTCGTCGATAAAAGGAAGCCAACGTCCTTTCGAGAAGTTACGAGCGTTCTCCGCGCTAGGCATAATCCATAACGTATCCTTCGGAAACTCGCTAAGAAGATAAGCGATACCCGCATACATCGTCGTAGTCTTACTAGACTG